CCGTGGTCGCTGTTACAGCAGACTGTGATGTTGGCATATTAGTCATGATACCTTTTAAGAACTCTAATCTTTGATAAGGTTCATAAGCTCTTGCTAATTCAGTTTGTCTAGAAGCGTCTAAAGCTTGTTGACCAAGTTGTCTTTGTACTCCACCGGCTTGTAATAGACTTGCAATGTCAGCTTGTTGCATTGCTTGTTGTTGGCCACCTAAAGCTCCTAATAACTGACCTCCTTGTTGTTGCAATCCTTGTTGCTGAGCTGCTAAACCTGCTGCTGATTGGAAACCTGTTGCTAATGATTGTCCAATGTTAGCTTGAGTAGCTCTCTGTAATTCTGCTCTTTGTACACCTTCTCTAGCACCACCAAATGCACCTGATCCAATAGCTTGTGCTGATAATTGGTTTTGTGCCATAGCACCTTGTCTTGCAATTTCGTCAGTTACATACTGTTGATATGGATTCAAAAATTGATTGATGTTAGGTCCTTGCATCGAACTTAAAACAGATCCAATACCCGCAGTAGTAGCTGGTGCTCCAACACCTGTTGTACCTGCTTGTGTAAATCCTGCTTGTTCTAAACCACTAGGTCCTGCAACTTGATATGAAGGGATGCCTACAGGACTTTTAGCTAATTCTGCAGCTTGATCATAGAGAGCGAGTTTTCGGCTTTCTACTTCTGGTGCTTCTCTAGCTATTGATACTTGTGTGCCTGATGACGAACCGCCTCCGCCACCTCCGCCGCCTCCGAAGATGAAACTCATATTATGTTAACTCCTTTGTGTATAAATATCTTTTTACTTGCCATTCCTTAGTCCCTAAAAACTTTTTCCAACCAGGTCTTGCATGCACTGCTATCTTTTTGCAATCTTCCGATCTTGCAAAATCTTCTATCGTGTCTGCAGCCTCGTCTTGCCATAGTTCTCTTTTTTCTCCTTTTAACAATATGACTTCACATTGTTTGTAGTTTGGTAAAATCATTATTCTAGTGACAAATACACCAAACACTTTGTATTTCTCACCATCGTCAGAGCCAAACATCATAAATAGTTGGTAGGCTCCTTGTTCAATTCCTTCTTTTAGATCTTCAATATTCATGGGGTTGCCATCATACTTCAGACCTTCTCTTAACATAAACTCAACAAGCGACCAATACTCATCAAGTTTTCTTCCGTCGATGGGTAAAACACCGACTTCTTTTTTAATTTGCTTCTTTTCTGGCTGCATCTAATAAATCAAATATTCGTTTAAACTTAGCTTGCTGGCCATAAAAGAAGGCTGCTCCTTTTTTTCTCATGTCTTTATAGCTTTTAGGATCAGCACCTTCCATGATACCTGCTCCTAAAATAGCATCCGCTCTCGATACGAATTCTCCATCTGCTAGTTGAGCTAACATAGTGTCTTCATCTTTGTCACCGTTTCCAGATCCATCTTCAATGTATCCTTCAGCTCTAACATAGTTATTGTAATCATGTTCGTCATGATCAAACTTTGATGGTAAGTAATTTATACCACCTTGATTAAATTTTTTAATTTCAGCAATACCACCTTCTTTAAATGTGTACATAGATCCTGCACCATAATTATAAGGTGACATACCTGCTGCGTCTGATTCATAATCATATCTTGATAAAATACCTTCTAATTGTTTGTCTGCTTTTTCCTTAGCTGCCTTATAATCTTCAGGTCTTGAACCCTCAGGAATTTCTGGATCTTCTTCATCTCCTGCTAATAAAGTTGTTGCTCCTAAACCTAAACCTAATTGAGCTCCTGGACTCATGCCTCTAAATCCAGATCCTTTTTCAATTAATTTACCTGCTTCATTATATTCTGAAGGAGTTCCATAAAAAGCTGCTAAACCTTTTCCAGCAGTTGTTTGCCCTAATTGTTGACCAAGTGTTTGTGTAGCAACATTTCCTGTTCCAGCTTCAATCACTCCAGGAGCTGATGCGCCTATATACCTACCACCTTGAAAAATGCTTGGCATTGAACTTGCATTACCAAACGCTTGAAAAGGACCAACACCTGCCATACCTGCAAATTGTCCAATTCCGCCTGCTATTGCCGCGTCTCTTAATGATCTTTTATTTGATTTACCTCTAAGCTTTTGAATGCCAAAGGTTGCTAATGCTATAGTAAATGGATCCATAATAATTTTAACTAGTTATTATGGTATTTTAACTTATATAAGGGTATTCTTCAATATCACTCAACTTTAGTAAAGTCGTCCATGAATTTACCAGTATAGTGATATTCTCCTACATGGCTTATTTCTTCGTCTATAAGAGCATGTATTTTACCACCCATAGATGTCCATAATTTACAGAAATAGAAGTCTTCTCCTGTGTATGTTTTTGACTTAGGACTATAATATGAATCAAAGAAATTATAATAATGAGGTCTTTCAACAAGCTCACCATTGACCATAGTCTTTTGTACAATGTTTAGTTGACTATATTCTTTTTCTAAAGCATCGAATACAGATCTTTTTATCATCATCATACCTGTAGGTCCTCTTTCTATTTCAATATAACCATCTTTTGGTTCTATGTTTTCAGGATCTTTGACAGTCACAGGATATACATGACCCATTGTATTAGGTAGATCATCAGGTCTTCTTTTAAAATCATTTTGAAACTTATTATAATTTACTGTCTTCATTGGATAAGGTATTAATGATACATCATGAGGTGAGTTAAATAGTCTTAATACTGATCTTGTAGAAAAATCTATATCACTATCTATGAAAACCATTCTATCTGCATCAGAATTCATAAAAGCAGATGCACAAAGATTTCTTCCTTGAGTAACTAAAGAAGATTTCATTAACTGAAATGTTATTTTAATTTTATTTAATATACATTCTTTTTGTAAATCTAAACAAGCTTTTGCAAAATGTATAGATACTTCAGAATGTACAGGTGTACATACCATTAGATGATTATTTTTGTTGTCGTTTGACAGTGAGCGCTCCTTTTAAAAAGTCAGTCCAAAACCGACCTATAATTTTCCAATCATAAAACCTTTGATAATATTCTTGTTGAAATTTAAGACCCCAAGACAAATCTGTTTTTAACATTTCTTTACATTGTAAAATACATTCAGCTAATTGAATTGCTAACTTAGCTTTATCAGATGTGTATGGAATATAGATAGGAAACTCAGCACAAGTTTCTGGTATAGCACCGAGATCCGTGGTTATTAATAATTGACCTGCTGCTAATGATTCCATAGCAGATATACAAAATGTTTCTTCCCAAATACTAGGAAAACAATTTACATCATACTCTTTTAATTTACCTACTAACTCATCATGAGGACAGTAACCCATATAATTTACATTCGGTAAGCTTTTAGCTTTTTCATATAATTTTTCATATCCTTTATCGTTTTGATTATGGAAGGATGTTCCATAAATAATTGTGCTTGAATACACATCAAGTGTTATGTCTGGATCTTTTATAGCTTCCATTGCAGCCAAAGCTACTTCCAAACCTCTCCATGGTGTTGAGATATAGCACATCTTAACTTTTGGTTTAGGACTAAAATCTGTTTTTAATTTCAACTCTTCATAATCAATTGCATTTTTTATAACTGTACTACGATCTTCAGGTATCTTAAAAAAGTATCTATACTTTTCAAAAGTCCAATGTGAATTAAATACATACCAGTCATATTTAGAATGATTATCTTTATTTTGAAACCAACTTTGTAAGTTAGGTTGATCATAAGAATTTTTAATCCATAAGATATTTGATTTAACAGGATCTAAAGGTATTTTTTCTGGAACAGAAGTAGTGATTTGAACTGAATCAATCAGTGCAGTAGATACATGTTTCCTAAGATAATCGAACTGAATTTCAGTCCCGCCATATGGTTTCATTACTTGGTTTTACCAAAAACCTGTAAAGATGCAACTGTTATTTTTTGATTGATTTGTAAATCTTCGTTTACAGTATCTGTATTAGAATCTGCAACGTCTGCATCAAACTCTTCCTTTGATGCGTATTTCTTTTGTGTTCTTTTATTAAGTATTTCTTCTTCAGCTTTTGCTGGAATAACTGGTACTTCCTCACCATTAATTATAATTGTTTTTTGTGTCATGGTCTTCCTTGTCTATTGTATTTTTTATAACATCTTTTCTTACTTTTGTTAAGTCTTTTAGTGTGACGTCTTGGACGTTTGGGTGGCTTGGGTCTTGGTTCGTAATGTACAAACTTCTGTTTAGCCATTTTCCTGCGATCTGTTTATGAGTGCATATGATATGACACCTTTAACCACACTTGCTGTAGCTGCTTGAAATTTTAAGCCATCACTTTCTTCTAATATTAAAACTTGACCCGCAGCTTGATCCGTTTCATCCGCAACCATACTTTTATGATAGAATTCATAATCGGTAGCAGCGGAGTTATCTCTTAAATACATTTCAACTAAATTGTTACTGTTATGTTCGTTAGTTACAGAAATACTCTTAACTAATGCTCGTGATGATGCATCAATAGTAAGAACAGTAGTTAGGTTTGTAGTATTTAAAAAGAAACCTTGATTTTTATATTGTATTGTCATGACATAAAGAAGTTAAATGCATCTTGTTCATTTTTCAAGTCTTGCTGATAAGATGTGTTAAGTTGGTTTTCAACAGTCTCTAATGCTTGGTTTATTTGTCTAAAACCTTCTACTGAATATTCTTGTGGGGGTTCAGGTACGTATACGTTTATTTTAGCCATTATCTTCTACCATCTACATTTATATCTGCTTTAAATGTACCAAATCTCCATGTTTCATTATTAGCAGTATTAGCTATCTTCAAACTAGCCAATCGTCCTCTAGCTCTTGTATCAATTTTTTCTGTACTAGAGTTTATAGTAAAAGGACCTAATTGTGAAGATGCACCAGTATTTACAGGATAATCTTTTAAAAAAATAGTGACAATTGCATTACCCTCTAAGTTTTTAAAGTCAGGTATAAATCTTGATATTCTAAGTAAATACTCACCATCTCCATCTGTTGGCAAATCAAAATCACCTGATTGTATAAAAGCTGCTATAGCAGTTTCAGAACCATCTAAAGCGATCTTGTTTGTCCCTACTTCTTGAGCAAAATAAGTTGATGCACCAAAAGTATTTGTAGCTCCACTTAAATTTGAAATAGTTGGTGTGCCTGTTGTGTTGTACTCTGTTGCATATGGATTATCATAAGTTGAAGCATCAGCGTAAGTGCTTCTAGCTAAAGTCATTGTAGACCATGTATTTTCTACATAGTTATATATTACAGATCTATTGTTTTGTGTTGCTGGACTATTTGAAGGTGTACCCGAAGGATAGAACCATACTATTTCATTAAATAAAGAATTGTGTGATGCATATATAATTTCATTAGAAGCATAGTTGATACCAACATTATTACCTGTAGTACTAAATACAAAATCCTCTACTAAAGAAGGTAATAGTTTTACTGTACCATCAAATTTAAAAAATCCTCCACCTGTTCCCATCCAAAATACTTGACCATCTGCATAAACAACACCGTGTTGTCCAATACAGCCACAGTTAGAACCAACTTGTCTAATAGAAAAAGTAAATGGTGGACCTACAAACTGCATGGTATACGCAGCTTGATCAGTTAAAATTAAGTTATAGTCTTTACCAGATACTGCCGCTACAATTTTATTACCTGTATCCAGTCTAAATGTACCTGCAGTATTTACTGAAGTTGCTTCATAAACATTGTAATTTTCTTGATCACTAAATCTTATAAACATAGGATCTTGTGAAGATGAATCACCGATAGTTGTTTCTGTTCCAAAATGAACTACATGTCTATCTCGATCAGATACAATAGTTAATCTTGATGCAGTTGGAGCGCCAGTCATAATTGTTGCTCTTTGTTCTAAAGGATTAGATAAACCTGGATCCCAAACAAATGTTTTACCATCTTTAATAGTTGCAATGAGTTGTTCTCCAAAATTATCTAATGACCATGAACCTGGATCTAGAATAACATTAGATGATGTAGTTCCCGATCCCCACGCTAATCTACTCCATGTGCCTGTACCCCAACCATAACCGTAGGTTTGTATAGTTGGACCTATTTCTATATATGGGTTTATAGTTGCGGATCCTCCTGCAGACATAGGTGTTCCTGTCTCAGTTGTTTTCATTTGTATTGTAAATGTTCCTGTTGTTGGAACAGTTAAAATTTCGAAAGTATAATCTTCAAAGTCAGATGCAGTAAAAGAAGACGTGCCTGGTATAGTTACACTTGTAAAAGTTATGTATTCACCAACCTCTAAACCGTGTGTAGTTTTATTTACAGTAACTGTGTTTGAGCTAGAAGTTGAATCAAAAGTAGCACCCGTAATAGCTGTATCCAATGGAGTAACATCATAAAACTTATCTTCGTAATAAATGTATAACGCTTTTGATGTACCTAATGCTGCATACTTTCTACCTTCTAAATCATTCCAAGTATGCTGTGCTCTTGCAGGTCCCGCTATTGTTTCTTGTCCAATTGCAGTAAAACCACCTATTTTTTCTGGTTGACCATATCTAAATCTTACAAAATCTCCATCAATCCACTGACCTTGTGCTCCTGATGGTGTATCTGTTTTATTGTATCCTGGTACAATATTTACATTTCTTAATGGCATAATGCCATTTTACAACATATTAAAGCTTCTTCCAAGTAGACGGGGAAGGTATATTATGTTCAGATTTTATACCCTCTTTCATAGTAATCATAATATCACCTGAAATAGATATACGTGCTTGATCTTTAGTATTCTTTCCTGTTTCATGAAATATCATAGATGGAAATACAACTAAATTACCTGTAGCTGCAGGGTACTCAGCTTTAGCAAAATTAGTGTTATCCCATTTAGTAAAATAAGGATCTCGTCTTGGAATATTTAAACCTACTTTATGTGCTTCATCATCTAGTAAAAATAGATTACCTTGATCTTCAGCATAAGGATAATAGACAAAAGAATAATGACTACCCATGTGTCTATGGTATGAAATGAATTGATCTTTAGTAGAATATGTTGCCCAAGATTTTGTTATATAAGCTTCTAAAATACTCATATCATAATTCTGCATTAATAATGCACCTCTAATACCTTCTTCTATTTCTTTAAATAGTTTATTAAATCTTTTATCTAAATGTAAATTATCATCTATAGACTGAAGTTCTTTTGGTTTTATGTCCGTGGTTCGTGAGTATTGAGAATTAGTCGGTGTAATATTATCTTTTATTATAGGAATAATTTCTTTGTTTATCTCTTCAAAGTTTTTAATTGCAGTTATATATATTGGATAACCAAACCATTTAGTAATATTTGCCATAAAGGCTTTATACTAGTTTACTTTTAAAAATCTATAGATAATTTCTCCGTTACCACCAGCAGCACCGTTTCTACCTTGTCCTGAAATATGGCCTCCACCTCCACCACCAGATCCTCTTGTTCCAGGGCTACCTCCACCTGTTCCAGATCCACCTGCTCCACCTGCAATATTACCTGCGTAAGAATCTCCACCATCAAAACCAGCTATACTACAATTATCCCCACCACAGTTTCCTGATCCTACTAATTCACCTACGGCTCCATTACCTGACTGATTAAATGAACCTACAGGTCCTGATGTATTAGTAGTTACAGATTTTGTAGTACCATCAGAGTCTCTAAAGTTACCTGAAGTTATAGGTGTTACTGAAATAGTTGCCGAACCCGCAGTACCTGCAGTATTTGTTCTTAAAGGTCCTTGTACTCCACCACCTGTTCCAGAAGATCCTCCACCAGCACCTAATGTAAAAATAGATCCTGTCGTTGAACCAGATAAAGTTGTATTTGTACCTGGGTCAGCAATTTTTGGTTGACCGTAATTAGCAGTTTGGTTTCCTGGAGCTCCTCCACTACCAATAGAATAAGATATTGTTTCACCTTCTGTAACAGAATAAATTTGATCAGATACATAAGCACCAGATCCTCCTCCTGCTCCAGCAGACTCACCACCTGCTTTATCATAATCAACACCTCCTGCTGCTCCACCTCCACCGCCTACAGCAGCTTGAATGTGTATAGCGTTTGCTTTTGCTGGTACTGAAAATGTTCCTGAACCTGAGCTTAATGTAGTAAAAGATGTTGCTTCAAAAGATGAAAAAACTAATTCCCACGTACCTGAAGCTTTAGCGTATATCTCATCTACATCTTGCCATGTGCCTGATGCTTTTGCATATACTTCATCTGCTTCTTGGAAAGTACCACTTACTTTTCCATAAGTATTAGCCATTCAAACTCCTATGAATATTTAAACCAAATGTCTCCATCATTTCCTCCAGATGGATCTAACGTGCTTATTGTAAATTTTCTTTCAAGCTTTGCAGCAGTTACTGAATCATTAACTAATTGATCAGTGTCTATAGCATCAGCTGCAACTTTAGCATTTGTAACTGCATCAGCTGCGATTTGATCTGAGTCTACTGCGTTGTCAGCTATTTTAGCATTTGTCACTGCATCATCATCGATTTGCGCAGTACCAATAGTTCCACCTAATGTGTTCAAAGCAACTTCATTAACATTTGTACCATCGGAATATGCTGCATGAATTTTACCCTCATCTAATGTAAACCCTGTACCTGATACAGTTTTAAAAGTTAAACTGTTTCCTGAATGTGTTGTACCATCTTTTAATATATAAAATTTTTCTATTGAATCAGGAATAGTAACTATTCTATTACCTGTTAAAGTTCCTGTAAAATTAAGAACCATGTTTCTTGCGTTTGATATAGAGGCATTAGACATAACTAATGCTACGTCTGCTGAGGCTACATCAATCGCTTGATAGCCTGCTATTGCTTGTTGAACAAGCTCTAAGTTTGTGTTTGTCTTAGTTCCCCATGTACCAGCGTTTTCACCGGTTGCCATAAGTTCTAGTTTAAGATCTGCAGAATATGTAGAAGCCATGCCTTATTATATCCTTACTAAGCTGCAATATCAACATCGGTCCAAATGTTAGTATCTTCAGTATCAACCTCTGTCCATGTATTTGTTACATCTGGATCTACATTAGACCATGCTGTAATTAGTGGAGTATTTAGTGCTGTATTTAATTGTTGTCCTGTTAAGTCTACAGGAGTATTTAATTTAACCTCTACTGAGCCTTCGGCCGTGGTCAGTGATTGTCCTGTTACTGCAACATCAACATCAGTAAATGCAGTCTCGTCACCTTGCGCTATAGTCATAGCACTTCCAGTCACGGTTACATTAGCTGTACCTGTTTCTGTTGTATCTCCTGCAACAGAAGTTAAACCTTCTCCTGATACTGGCACACCAATTTCAATAACAACGCTTCCAGAATTTGTATTTAAACTTTCACCTGTTGGACTTGCGGAAGCGTCTGCTTCAACAGTTTCATCTCCTAAAACAGTTGTTAATGATTGACCTGTTACTGCAAAAGAAACATCTACTCTTATGTCGACTGAACCTTGATCAGCATTAATAACTTGACCACTTAAATTTGCATCTGGATCTGTTTGAGCTTGACCTGCAATAACTTGAGCTGTATCTCCAGTAACATCTATATTTGCATTTGCACTTATAGTTACAGATCCTATAGCAGAGGTTATTAGTTCTCCTGCAGGTTCTACAATAGTTGGAATATCAACTGCACCTGTATTAGTATTTAAATTTTCCCCACTGACAGGTACTTCAGCTGTAATAGAGAAAGCAACTGTTCCTGTGTTAGTACCTAAAGATTGACCTGTTACATTAGTATTAGCATTAGCTTGTACTGCGCTAGTTCCTAACGCTGTAGTAAGACTGACACCTGTAACTGCAACTACGGCATCTTGTCCGCCTAATGCAGCTATCGGTGATTGCGCAATTGCTGTAATCCCTAATGCCAAGATAAACTCCTAATATTGTAAAGGAAGCAGTGGGGTGATTGGTGGTACCACTGCCTCCATGTGGAATTATAGCATATTTATATTATTTTTAAATAATTAGGTCCCCTTTTTTCAAGGGTAAGATCAAAAGCTAAGGTTATTCTAGTTTCTTTACTTAAATGCTCGTTACAAAAATGAGGTAAACAACTTTGAAATAGGTTTAATTTACCTACCTTGCTATCACATTGTACAAGTTCTGGATCGTTTATTTGATTTACAGGGTTTATAAAAAAGGTAGGAGTGTCCTCATTCTGTATATTTATATTACCACTTAAATAACTATCTGGATTAGTATTGTGTATATGGGGTGTTATCTTTTGACCTTTTTTCATAATGTTAATCCAAGACTGTATATATAGATTTTCAACATTAGGATGTTTTAATATTTTAATTAAACTGTTATGGAATCCAATTAATTGTTTTTTAATCTTAGTGAGTTCCTTATGTTTCCATTTAAATACATTGTATTGATCGTATTTAGATGAAGTAGTATTTTTACCTAATCCTGTGTAACCATCAGCTACACCTTGTTTTTGAGTATCAGGTAATTTTAATATTTCTTTTTCTTTTTTTAAAAAAAATTTAGCAAGTTCTTTAAAATTAATTTTATCAAACTCTGTTTCGAATATGTAATAACTCCACTCTGGGGCAAACAAAGTTTTTCTTGGTTCACTTTTAAAATGAATTACTTTAAAATTAGCCATAAGGCTTTATAGATTATTTGAAATAAAAAGCAAATATTATTGAAATTTATATCTTATAACAACAATTCCACTACCACCTGATCCTCCAGGTCTATTATATCCAGTGTAGCCTCCTCCACCACCTCCGCCGCCAGTATTAGTTGTTCCAGGTTGTCCGTTACCACCGTATGTTCCATAACCACCTCCACCTAATCCTCCAGGTTGTCCAGGTTCAGAGCCTCCACCACCTCCAGAAAAATAACTATTACATCCAGAAGTTTGTCCATAAGAAGGTCCCGATGCTCCAAAATAACTATGTGCAACGTAAGCACCTTGTCCACCTTGGTGACCAGCATTATTTGTTGCTCCACCACCACCTCTAGCTCCTGGTGACCCAGGGTTACCTTGTGGGGGAGATACAGGAGGTTGATTACCTGATCCAGATGGTGATGGAAATCTTGTTGTACCTGCTCCACCTGATCCTCCAGGTCCGCCTCCACAACTATCACCTCCGCCACCACGACCGCCACCAGCTGATGAAATTCCTAATCCACTTGAGCTACTTCCTTGACTTCCTGTAGTAGGACCACCGCCACCACCGCCACCGACTGATATCGGATATGAAGTAACTGACGCTGTAATACCTGCGGGAGCATTTAAAGGATGTGCACCTGCAATTGAAGAATAAGATCTCCAACCTCCAGCTCCAGCTCCAGCTCCGTGACGTCCGCCACCACCGCCTCCGCCAGCGACTACTAAATATTCTAAAGTACTAGATCCAGCTGCATTACCAGCATCTGTAACTGTAAAAGTACCTGGTCCTGTGAATACGTGTGTTTTATAATCTCCACATGTAATCTCTGTTCCACCAGAAGCTGCAACAAATCCTGGAGGAGGATCTACTGTAATTTGAAAAGCTCTATCTGCAAAAGTTCCTGCATCAATAGTTGAAGTTGCTCTTACTGTAAAATCATAATTAACAGGTGAACTTCCTGCTTCTTCTGCTACATTTCCGCTTAATGCACCTGTTGAAGAATTTAAGGTCATACCTGATGGAAGAGAACCTGATTGAATTGAATAAGTTACTCCACCAAAAGAAGCTGAAGCTGTTACAGGTGATAATGTATAAGCATTATCTCTTTGTGAATCTAAAATTGTTCCAATGTTTCCAGATGCTGTGTCAAAAGTAATTGTTGCAGATGAAAAGAATCCTGGAGTCCCTGTACTTGTTATAATCCAACCTTTAGTAGCATCTGAATAAGTAAAAGTTCCTGCTTGATATTCTGTAACGACACCTGTTCCATCTGTGCCACCATTTATTTTATTTCCATTAGGATCAATAGCCATTCCTGCGGTATCAAAAGTCCCTGCATAATCTACAAAAGAAACAGCATCCCCTAAAGATGGAGAGGCAGGTAAAGTTAAAGTTAATGTTCCACCAGAAGTATCTACAAAATAACCTACGTTAGATACTGCTGTAAAATTAGAAGATTTAACTTGTGAATCCCAAGTTTGTCCAAAACCTGAAGCTGAACCGTTATTGGTTAAAGTTACCCCAGAAGGAATAGTTATAGTTTGACCTGATGTCCCAAGGTTAACATTAGTTCCTGAACGAGATGTAATTTGATCAACTTTTATATGACTCATAAAAGCATTATACCAATGAATTAAGCTTTTTTAAACCAGTTAGGTAAGCCTAAATGAGGTCTTTTATCATACATATTTTCCTTAGCTCCTGGTGTTTTTTTATTATTATAATGTAGGAAAACCTGTACACATTCTTTGCCTTTAAAAGGTTCTCTCCAATGCTCTAATTCACACCCTGAATATACTAACATATCTCCAGGATTTAAATCTACTCTAACACCTTTATCTTTTGTTGGCTTATACTGTTGTGTTCCGTGCACACCTTTTCCCTCACCATAAACTAACCCTGCCTGTGGATTTGGGTTTATATATATAGGCCAAGGATCTCCTGCTAAATTCATAGTCGTTGAGATTTCACAACTAAAACGATCTTTATGTCTTTTTAACTCATCACCTTTTTTATATATTCTTGCATAAGTATATGATGGATTTAATTTCAAACCAGTTACTTTTTCCATTTCTGGTTGACATTTTAACAATAATGTTTCCATAGGAATATTAGAATATTGTGCATAAGTATCAGGTATCTGTTCGTTTTTGTTTTCATAATAACCCAATATTGTTTCAAAAGGTGATATAAATCTTGCTTGTCTACAAGTATCATAAACTTGTTTTTGAATACAAAAAGTATTTGCTATGAATGTTGCTAAATCTTTAGATATAGCTTTTCTTATAATTGTATATTTGTTTTTTTTAAAACTCATTAAAAATAATTAAAGTTAACTGTAATACGTTTTTTTTGATCACTACACACAGAACTAGAATGTAATTCACTAGGATCAAAGAATACTACTCTATTTTCTTTAGGTTTAACTTTACCCTCCTTAAAATATGTATATCCATTATTATCGTTTATGTAAAGTAAACACCCCTTATGTTTATATTCATAATCTATATGAGCTTTATGTTTTTTATTTTTTTTATCTCCTAAAAACAAATTACCCTTTATCCTAATTAAACTATTACATTCTATTTTTCTTAGGAAATTATCCCACATACTTAAAAAATGACTTGTACGGTAATAAGGTCTAAAAAAAGAATGTGTAAAATAATAAGTCTTTAAATCATCTTTTGAATCAACAACTTCTTCTTCAAAGAACCAAGGAAAATAATTACTTGATATATCTTTTTGTATAATCTTAAACTCTTCTTCTTCTAAAAAATTATCTACAATTTTAAACATCTTTAGCCATCTCTTTCGGTACAGCTTGAATATTCCAATGTATAAATCTAAAAGGCTCTACACCAAAATCTACTGCATATTCATGTTCCAAGTACCCTGGAAAGATAATGAGTGTGCCTGGCTTTGGTTTAAAATGTACTAATTCAGTTCCATGAAATATACCATTACCTTGTTTCATTTTTAATTTTGTAGCACGAGCCCCTGTTCTAGGTTCATGAAATATTGGGTAAGAAGTTTTATCAGAAC